GTCTAGAAAATGCTCTAAATATTACATGTGATACCTCACAACCAAATGTTACCATGACGTTCATTATCAAAGCATACTGATGCCAGCATTTTACGCAAAAGAACGAGCAAAATATGGAAACTTAACTGGTCAGGTTATTATCTGGCCAGTTCAATATGAAGGCGACCCTACAAACGCATTAAACGCACAAAATTTGCCAGCAGGTTACTTAAAATGTGATGGCACGAAATACCTTGCTGACGATTATCCTGCACTAGCAGCAGTCTTAGGGGTAGGAACTGCATGTAAGTTTGCTAGACGAAATGCAGATGGAACATTTTTTGATGAATTAGCTGATACTCAGTTTATGGTTCCAGATCTTGGATCTAAATATCCAGAACCAACTTCTGGTGCTAATGCTGGTTTGTATAATAACATACGATTGGATAATGCTCTAGGAAATGAAGTTAGTAGATCTGGTATTGGAATTGAGGTTGCATCAGCAATTGGCACAGATGTAAACATTACATATTCTGGATCTATTACTGTCCCAAGTCAGGAGATTCCAATTCGTGGTAGACCTGGGTGGAATTATGCTGGTGATACTCATTACACAGATTCTGAGGGAGTTGAAGAAAACGCAGTTCATCCCCATACGCACTTTCATAGTGCTGTAAGAGCAAGAAATCTCTCAATTCTAGAAAGTTCTAGCAATAATCCAGTTGCGGAAGGTAGAACTAGTTATAGAAACGCTTCTACTATTGCAATTCAGGACTGGTTAGATGCTACTACAAATAGTAGTGGAGAGCCAGGAAGTGCTCAGGAACCATGCAGAGCAATGAGCAAGTGGAGTCCTGGAGAAGGTGGTGGACCAACTTCCAGACAGCAATTTGGTGTTGGCGAACAGGAAACTGTTTACTGGGGTGGTTGTATTTTTGGTGCTGGACAATATACATACAATTGTATATCAAATGATCAATACGACTTGGATGGTGCTGAATTAGAAGGTTCTCCTGATGGCAGTAATACTGTCAGATTTAAGAACGCAGAATCAGCTTTTGGTGTATGTGTTCGTGTTGGTGGTGGTGACGACGCATCATTTACAAATACCGTTCCAGTCACATATGCCCAGGGATATCCTGGAGTTCCACTAGATTTTGATAACAACAGTTTACATGATGTTGTTCCTTTACAATCAAACGATGCTGTAAATGATGCCACTGCTACAACAGACGTTGAGAATGTTGTTACAGATACAGTTGATTTAACAATTGCCGCTGGAACAGACCCAACTCTACATAATCACCGTATTGATCTGGATAGAGGAGAACATAATTATACAATTAAAACAAGAGCAATTGTTGTGCCGCCAGAAAATTTAAGTACAACAATGTCAATCGGAACAGATTCTTCTGTTTCTGTTGATTCCGCTTGTGCTCCCTTCATCGTAATGGAATATCTAATCAAAATCTAATTATGACTCAGAGTTATAGAAACGCCAGACAAGGATTTTTAACAGATATGTTGGTGGACACAACACCAATCGGATCCATTGTACCTAATCTTAAAACCACTGCTAACAGTTTTGACCATAATTTTGTCAAAGCAGGTGGTTCTTACCCAGCATTAAATGAGACTTCAGGAAATGCTTATTTAACTGGTGATAATCCAGCATATACACATGAAGGATATCTGTATTGTGATGGATCTGAGTATAATATTTCAGATTATCCTGCTCTATATTCTATCATTGGAAATGATTATGGTGGTAGATCTAGTAGTGGAATTGATGTAACAAATGGGGGATCTGGATACACATCAAATCCCACTGTTACTGTTGATCCACCACCTGTAAGTGGTATTGAAATTCAAGCAACTGCATCTGCTGTTATTGATATACAATCTGGAGAGGTTGTTTCAGTTAATATCATCCAATCTGGTTCTGGATATGATTGGCAAAACCCACCAAGCGTTACATTTTCTGGTGGCGGTGGTTCTGGTGCTCAGGCAGTAGTTAGAATTGATCCTGATACTGGTGGTGTTAGGGGTATCAATAAAGCAAATGTTTTTGAATGGTGGGGAGATCCATATCTTGGAACATTTGCTGTACCAGATACAAAAGCAAAAAAAATTGTAGGAAACAGTCCAGTATTTGGAAATAACTCACCAAACGCAGGTAACTCATCTCTTGGCGTTGGAACCACTGGAGGACAGTGGTATTTTGCTAGAGAATCTCAAGATGAATTTTTCTCTCTCGGCAGAATTGTTACATCTGGATATGATCAGGTAGTTGAAACGACTGGTTGCGACATTATTGGAAGTCAGACTGTCACTGTTACTATGAGAGAAACTAAACTATCTGGTGTATTCCAGCATAGTCATAGTGTGTATCACTCTATACCTGGCGGTGAGAGTTGGATTAAAGAGAGTAGTGGTGATAGATATCTTCAAGATTATAGATTGGGCAGTGGAAGAGTTACGAGATGGTATCCAACTACTGGTACTGTTTTCACCCATAAACATGGATTGTTAAGACTGCCAAACGATGACAATACGGTTGCAACATATGATGTTTTTGATTATAAAGGTGGTGATGGTGGTAATGGAACTCTTCAGGACCCAACAGTACCAGAATCTGAACAGTATTATCTGGCATCTGGTGCTCAAGGTGCTGGATCATATGAATTCCAGACATTCATTCCAGACCCAGAATTTTTGAGATTTCAGTCTAATTCTACCATTGGTGGAAGAAACGTTGTTACTGGTGGAACACCAATTTATGACTACTCTGATGTGTGGACATTCGGAACTCCTGGTGGTCCATATTATATCAACCTAGGTAATATTACAGGATCTCCATCGGTTCTTAACTATGAAGTTGTTGGTGGCGGTGGTTCTGGTGCTGCAGGAACCATTAGTGGAAACAATGGAACTAATAGTAGTTTAAAAATTGGTGATGGTAGTGCTATTAATATCGTTGCTGGTGGTGGACAAAGAGGTAATGGATCAAGTGGATTACAGGGTGGACTTGGTGGCGATGGTGGAACTAAGTCATCAACTGGTTCAGAAGGAACTGGCGGTGCTGATGGTTTAGATGGAAGTGATGGTGGTAATGGTGTATCTGGAAATGGATATCCATATGCAGATTATCCCAACAATCCAAACACTGGTGGATTGCAGGGTTTCCTTGGTGGTGGTGTAGACGGAGTTCTTTATGGTGCTGGTAGTGCTGGTGTTAACGTATTCGTTGGTGGTCAGAGCGGTACTATAGATACAGAATTGACCAGTGATGGTAGTTTTAGTCTTTCTGGTGTAACTAATCCAACCTCTGCTGTATTCTATGTTCATGGTGGAAAAGGCGGTGATGCCCGTGGTGGATGGTCTGGATCTCGTGGTTCAAGAGTATATGTTGAACTGAGATCAGATCAACTAAGCACGTTTGCACAAAATACGTGGTCTGTCCAAATTGGATATAATGGTGGGGATGGACAATCTAGCAATAGTCAACCTTCTGGTGGTACTGCAAGTCACTCTGGAAAAGGTGGAACGGGTGGTTCTGGTCATGCTGATGCTGATGGAGGTGCTGGAGGTGCAGCAACACTTCTGTTGAGAGGAACTCAAATTGTCGTTGGTGCTGGAGGAGGCGGCGGTGCTGGTGCTACTGGATATGATAATGGTGCTGGTACAAACGGTTGTGGAGCACCAGTTGGACTGCAGTCAACTACAAGTCCTCTAGGTGCTGGTGCTGGTGGTACTGGTGGTGCCTATGGTTGCGTCGGTGGCGGCGGTGGAGGCGGTGGAGGCGGTTGTGCCATCAACGGTCTAACTTTCGGTGGTTCTGGTAACGGTGGTGGTTCTGCTGGTCCTGGTGGTGGTCCTGCTGGTGATGGTGGTCACGGTGGTGGTGGATGTGGTAATACTGGAGTAAGTTCCTATCGTTCCGACTACTTTACCAATGGTTCACTATCTACATCAGGAAGAACAACAGGAAAAGTCAGAATGGTTGTTGAATATAACAACGACTATTGGACTCCTGGTGGTGGTGGAGGTGGTGGTGCTGCTGCTTGGAGTGGTAATGTAAACTGGAACGATCTTGATAGTCCATCAACAGCAGAAATTTATGTTGGAGAGGGTGGTGCTGGTGTATCTGCAACTGGTAGTTCTAGTGGATCTACTGCTAATGGTGGAGATGGATATGTTAAGGTTGGTCTTGGTAAGATTGTTGGTTACGAGGGTGGTAATACAACAGTATCAATCGGTGATATTGTAGAGCGTGGTTCTGCTACCGCCGATGATTGGGATATTGATGTCTACAGCTCTGGTTCAGGAACTGGAACTGCTGGCAACTTCAAACTACCAACAACACAAGTTCCTGATGTTAAAATCGTTGGTGGTGGTGGATCTGGTGCAACAGCAACAGCAGTATTGACAGGTAATGGTACAGTCGGTGCAATCAATTTAACTTCTGGTGGTAGTGGATATACTGAGATACCATATGTTTATGTTCTGAATGGTGCTGGCGGGGAAACTGTTGCAACAGCGACAATTGATGTTGGAGCAGGAACTGTAGATGCGATTGTTTTGGCAAGTAATTCTTCTCAGAGATATACAAAGTATCTTAAATTTGGTGGTCTAAACAACCAAACATCAAAAACTAGATATGCTGAGATTGTTCCAGTTGACACATCAAATGTAAACTATATTTCTATCAAAGCATGTAGAGGAAATGGAGTCAATGGTGGTGATACACCAGAAGAAGTTGTTCGCATGTATTATCAATTAGAAGGATCAACAACCTGGAACCTGATTGATACTATTATCAATCCAAATGCAACTAGAACAGATCCTCTTATTGGTGATGTTCCTGCTGTA